TTATATGGACACTCCGTTAAGTGGGTTTAATGAGACTGCATCCTGCAAAAAGTCCGGTGCAAAGTGCGCATAAACCATGGTCTGTTGTACGGTGGAATGCCCTAAAATTCGCTGTAGTGTAATAATATTACCTCCATTCATCATAAAATGCGTGGCGAATGTGTGCCGCAGAACATGGACAGCCTGTCCGGCGGGTAGGTCTGGCTTCATAGTTCGCAGTGTGTTTCGCACCGTGTCGTAATTGGGCGTAAACAGTTTTCCGGTATTACGTTTTTTCACCATTTTAACCAAGCCCTCAGACAGCGGTATTGTTCTGCGTCTACCATTCTTCGTTTTCATGAATGTCAGCATGCAGTTAATAATGTGCTCAGCTTTAAGATCTGCAACTTCACTCCAGCGACCACCGGTGGCCAGACAAAGCAGCACAGCGTTGCGGTTGTCTCCTTCAAGCATATCGAGCAACTGCGTGATTTCTTCCGTGGAAAGAAACGCCATTTCTGGCTCAGCCTCTTTAAGCTTTTTCACGCCTCTGAAAGGATGCTCGCTGTGATATTCATTGGCATCAATCAGCTTGGTAAACATGCCGCTGAATATAGCCTGATGACGGTTCACACTGGCTGGTTTCAAGCCTTCATTCATCATCTTGACCCGATAATCCGTTATAGCTTTCTTGGTTATCTGGTCAGCTCTGGTCACCCCGATTTCAGCAAACTTAACCATGATTGCTGAAAGCCTGCCTTTTTCTATCAGACCACGGTTATGGTGCTTACCGTGGTATAGCCACCACAATTCCAGCAAATCAGTCAGCTTGCGGCGGTCTGCCGGTTTCTCTAACCACTCTTTATTATGGTAGTTAACCAGCACATGACGCTCATAAATCTGAGCCTCACCTTTCGTATTAAATTTACGCCGGATTCTTCTTCCCTCGGAACCCTGCGGCCTTACGTCCACTTCATATCGACCATCATCGAGCTTCTTAATTGACATAGCGAAGCCCTCCAATGGTTACAACTTTGTTCGGTACTGTCTGTTTGTGGCTATAACAGTCGACGACTGTACAAAAATCACATATTTGTGCTGCGTATATCGTTAGCCAGTCTTTTGGTCTGAGTGGGATGAGGTTGGATTTTCTGGCCCAAAGTGTGCGAGTGCCGGCGCAATTTGGCCGGAAGCTGGGTCGGTTTCGTCAAACATGAACCAATCGCGATACTTGCGAAAACGCGGGTGTTTGAAAATCTTGATCCCCGCTTCCATCGACATTTTGGCTTTCCCAGACTCATAGCCATGATAGCTGGAATAATTAAGTCCAACTAATTCAGCAACTTCCTTCGATTTTAGACGCTCAGAGTCTCTTATGAGCTTTAATTTTTCAGATTGATCAATTGACATTTAATCGCATATCTCCCATTATTTTGGATATATAGTTCAGAAACAGCACCAATATAGATCTAACTAGTTCCAATTGGTGATCGGACAGTAAGTTGGAGAATAGCAAATGAATACGAAAGCTAAAACATCAGACCAGTCGAATGATGAGGAATGTGTGGAGGAAAGCGGGGGGATCGTTAAACGCAAACCAGTCAGTTTGTCGGAAAAGCCCGGCAACCTACTTTCAAAGGAGGGTTTTGCGCTTTACGTGGGTAAAACCCCAGCCGCAATTGTAGCCATGGCCAAGGCTGGAAAACTCCCAGCTTTTTACATGGCTGATCCACTAAAGCCCGGGGGACATGCAGAGTTGTGGATTAGCCGTAAAGAGTGGGACAAGTTTGCTGATCAGCTTGTTGAAGATGCACCGGCAGAGTGGCACGGATGGAAAGACCGTATTAGTGCAAGTAAGCCTTGCCGTGGACGCGGCCGCGCAGCATAGAAGAGGCCAGTGATATGCAAAACCCAATCTCTTTAGCACCACTGCTCTGGAATCATCAAACCGCACGTCCCATGAATAATTCAATTACACATGGGAAAGGCCGCAAAGGAATCATTATCTGCTCACGCCGTTCTATGCGCGCGGTAGCAGTAAAACGGTTTTTATCATGGGGGAAGAAATGACAGTAATCACTGCAGCTATCGTAATGAATCAGCCTGCCGGGCTTCGCGCTGCTGTTGGTGAGCGCCTTGCGCCAGCTCGCTGGCAAACCTCTTGTGATTTCTATAACAAGATGAGCGAACGTGAACGTCTGACCATCTGTTTTCATGCTCAGTTAAGACAACGGCATTCAGTTATGAAATTGCAGGAAATGAACGATTGCGATCGTGAGCGTATTGTCTGCGCAATTGATGAGCTCCGGGCTGCTTTTGCAAAGTATCGTAGTTTCAGGATCACCAAGTCATGTTTTATCGGACGTTTAAATATTAGCGAACGTCGTACTTTATATTTTCATGCAGGATTAACGGAAGAAGAATTCAGCCAGCCATATTGGCGAATTGATGACGAAACATGCTCATGGCGAGAGGCTTTATTCCGGGCACTACGGGAATTATTTAGCCTGTTCGAAAATGCGCCGACTGTATTAACGTCGGTTCGCCCCGAAACTTACCTCCACTAATTAACCATTTTTAATTCTGCGCTTGATTGCGTAGGGAATCCCTTTGTCTGGAGCCAGAGATGAGCATAACAGTTGGTCAGGAAATGAGAAATAAAGCAGACAGCGAAGCAACGAATTGGATGTTAAATCAGGCACGAAATCAGGCTAAGGCTGATGCAGCAATCACCTTTTCCTCGCATCTGGATTCGCTAATTAGTCACGCGATTCAAGAGCAATTAGACAGGGTTGAAATTCTCGAATTACTCGGACAAGAGTCCATCCGTTTTCACAACGAAAGTTTAGAAAATAAAGGGGTGATGTAATGCCAGATTTAATGGACTCAGTGCAGGAAAGAAATCTCGAAATTTTGACTCATCAGGTAGCTGCACATCGTATTCATAGCAACGGGGTATCGGCCTCAGTCTGTGAAGACTGCGACCAGCCAATCCCTGCGGCGCGGCGCGCTGCATTTCCCGGTGTCGTGCGTTGTGTGCCATGCCAAGAAATCACCGAACAACAGAAAAAACATTTCAGGAGCTAAGCATGATTCGAATTTCTGTAGGTGACAATTGGGTTGTGACGAGTGACTGCTACCAATTCATTCTCAACAAAAAGAAAACTGTTCTTTCTGGCGATAAGAAAGGGCAGGAATATTTAGAAGCCACGGCTTACTACGCCAAGATTGACCAGTTGGTGAAAGGATTACTGCACTTTCATATCAGAGATTCTGATGTCCGTACCCTTGCGGAACTGGCTGATGAGATAGCTAATATTGGAGATCTTTGCCGGGTTGCTTTTAACGTGACGCAGTCCGGTAAATAACGTGCTGATGAATGCGAGAGGGCGTATCGCGCCCTCGCCACCACCTAAACTAATAAAAGCCGACAAGGTTCCTTTTGTCGGCGCATACCCTTGGAATGCTCCCCGTCCTGCAATCTCCAAAGAAAGACCTCTTACCCGTGATGAATTCCATCAGGGGCAAGATGCCTTACGCAAAATTCAAGCGTTGCCATTTTTTCTAACTGGCATTTTCTCTGGCCGGTATGAATACCTTAAAGAAAGCTCAGGGGTGCTGGCTGCACATCGTTACCTCATCAATGTTTTTATGCCAAGAATTTGGCCACGTATCGAGGTTGTACAGGCTAAATATGCGTTGGCCTTAAGTGGCAGAGCTAATGAAATTTTTACTGATGAGGCTGAGAGTTATCGCCAGTTAGCTGGAATGAATGATAAAGCGCTAAAACGTCTCGCGATGCAAATTTCATCCCGGCTGTTCACTGAATATGAAGAGCAGAGCGATCAGCTTCTAAGTCAGCATAACGGCGTACAAGCCAAGCTATTCACCGCCAGCGCACAGCAAAAAATTTATGGTGAGGTTGCCGGTGCTGCCCGCGTTTTTAATATCACTCCAATGCACTGGCAAAAATACTGTAAACGCAAACTGGATATGCGCTCAGCGTTCTCCAGCATCGCGCGATTGGTAAATGATGAGTGGTGGATTCGACAGTTAAAAGCGCAGCGCACGCAGTGGCGCGAATCTCTCCTGATTGCTGTTGGCGAGGTTAGTCTGCAAAAGTCTGGCTATGCCAGCAAACAGGCTATCCGGGATGTTCGGGCGCGCCGTTTAGCAAACATGGAATATCTTAAATCCTGCGATTTAGAAAACATCGAAACAGGGGAACGTATAGATCTCATCGATAAGGTTATGGGGAGTATTTCTAACCCTGAAATCCGTCGTATGGAGTTGATGAGCACTATTGCAGGTATTGAAAAATATGCTTCAGAAGTTGGTCATGTTGGCATGTTCCTCACGATAACTACTCCGTCAAAATACCATCCAACACGCATGGTCGGGAAAAAGACTGATCGCCGCGTTAATTTCAATCATAAGTGGGATGATGAGGCGTTTTCACCAAAGGATGGCCAGCGCTATCTGGTGAAAATCTGGGGCAAGATGCGTACAGCATTCAAAGATAACGGCATCAAGGTATACGGAATGCGCGTAGTTGAGCCTCACCACGACGCTACACCTCACTGGCATATGATGCTGTTTTGCGATAAAGCTCACCGTCAGCCTGCCGTTGACATCATGCGTCGCTATGCACTCCAAGAAGATGGAGATGAACGTGGGGCAAAAGCTCAGCGTTTTGAGTGTAAGCATTTAAATAAAGGCGGGGCGGCAGGCTATATCGCTAAATACATAGCCAAGAATATTGATGGTTATGCTCTGGAAGGTGAGATAGACCATGAGACTGGCCGATCATTGTCAGAGACTGCCGCAGCCGTTACCGCATGGGCTTCTACATGGCGTATACCGCAATTTAAATCTATCGGTGTACCAACAATGGGAGCCTATCGCGAGCTGCGCAGATTGCCGCGTGGCGTGAGTATCGCTAGCGAGTTTGACGAACTTGTCGAAGCTGCAAGAGCTGCGGCTGACGGTGGTGATTTCGCCGCATATATTTCTGCGCAGGGTGGGGCGAATGTACCACGCGATGAGCAAACGGTAAGAACCGCCCGCCAAGTGATTGATGAGTTAAACGAGTACGACGAAGAGATCCAGAAAATCATCGGCGTTTATGCCCCTCATCTCGGCACTGACCTTATCCACGAAACACGCACAACAAAATGGCGCATTGTCGCCAAGGCTGTTGAAGTTGCCGTTCATCCTTTGAATTTAATAAGCGCCTCCGGCGCGCCTCGGAGTCCTGTCAATAACTGTGGGGAGGTTCAGACAGGACTCGGGCAGAATTTGCCGCCAACACCTTCTGAGTACGCCACTGCGGTGATGAAATTAGTTGAGCGCGGGGATGTTGGGTGGAATGAGTCAGATGTGGCTAAGGTGTTGGGAGACGCTGCCAGACGGCAATCGCAGTCGGTTAATCATCAGCAGCAGAGCTTTAATCCGTCAAAACCACGTGAGCTTGCCCCATCGGCACGATTAACAAAGCATGAACGCGCTAAATTACCTCAGATTTATCAGGAGCTAGTGCAGAACGGTATAACCCCTATGCGCTGGGAGCTTGAGGTGCTAGCACGTCAAGCTGCTGTGGTGCTTGACGGTAGTAATTTTTCATACCCAACAATTGATGACTGGTCAGATTTTCGGTCTGATTAACAAGGTGATTAACGATTAACTTCTTCATGTTTTCTGATACTTCTATTGAATTTAAAAAAAGCCTATCTAACAATCGATTACGTGGGGTGTTCAAACCCATTGGCCGCAATATGTAACAGGTCATTGGCTTTTTAAAGTAACTTAAGGGAGCAATGGTAGTTATAGGCTAGTTAAAAAAATTGATAGCTAATATTTATCATTGTATGATGCGATTACTCTTTAGCGTATGGGCTTCGTTTTAGCCTTGTCGGGCGTTTCGCCAGACACGAACTTATTGTTTACATTTAGGGTTGCGTCAGATGCAAATCGGCCGATCCTGCTCGTTCCTCCCAGGATCGGCCGATTTGCATCCGCCGCATCCTTTAGTAAAGAGTTCAAAAGAGACCTTGCGTCTCTTTTTTGTTTGGAAATTTAGATGTACGAAGAAACTATAAAAGAGACATTCAAAAACCTTGATGTTGAAAATTTTTCAGTTAACAACAGTACTCTAGATTTAATATTTGTGTGCGGAGGGCTGGTTGACGTAAGGGAAGCGATACCTTCAAGTATGCGCGGGCAACTCTATGCTTATACCTCCTCTGAACATGGAGAGTTTCATAAAAGTCTCCGTATGGCTGAGTCTTTCAAAGATTACATTGAGTCTGGTCAATATGATGATTTACTCCATTTTGAACATGACATAGCTAAGATATCATCGCAAGTTCTTTTATTTCTTGAAAGCCCCGGCTCACTAGTTGAACTCGGCATATTTTCTTCTTTCGAAAACCTATATGATAAAATTTGTGTTATTGCTCCTGAAAATCACGTAGAGGGCGAAGATTCTTTTATTTTCCTTGGTCCACTCAAAAGGATATCTTCATATGTTAATAACGCAGTGCTCACTTATCCGTATGATTCTGAAAATGGGAAGTTTGATAAAGATGTTTGGAAAGAAATTTGCGAAGATATTTTTGATAGGCTAAAATCAAAAATTAAGGTTGAAAAGTTCAGGAAAGATGATGATGGTCATTTATGCATGTTAATACTTGAAATAATAAACATATGTTTTCCTGTTCAACTTTCGGAGATAGATTTAGTTCTTTCACTCTTTCTGATAAATATTCCGCAAAAACGCCTTTCTCAATTGATATATTTATTGTCAACTCTAGAATTAATACAGAAGAAAAAAAGAAGCACGAATTCTTATTTCCTTCCATTAAAAAAACTTGAGAGTGATACTTATATAAAGTTTGGGTCTTATGTTGATAAGAAACCATTTGATAAAACAAAGAACAAAATAAAATTAAGGCAAGAGCTTGTTTTAAAATTAAAAGACAAAGAGCAACGACGCCTAAGTGTTTTAGCTAAGTATGGTGAAGAAAATGTCTAATAATATAACTTCCTTTCGCAAGATTTTACAAAATACATTGTTTTTAAGCGATGATCTCATTAATACATTTATCGCTACTTCTCCTTATAGATATAAGATTTATGATATAGAAAAAAGAAATTCTACTGAAAAGCGCAGGATTGCTCACCCTTCAAAAGAATTGAAGCACATTCAACGTATTATAGTTAAAGAGTTGTCGGAAACTTTACCTGTACATCATTGTGCATATGCCTACAGAGATGGACGTGGAATAAAACATAATGCGCTCGTTCATTCAAGTAATAGATATATATTGAAACTTGACTTGTCGAATTTCTTCAATTCTTTAACGCCTAGTATATTTTTTTCCGAGTGTAAAAGAAATAATATTTCTTTCGAAAAGGACAATATTTCTATTATATCTAACTGTTTGTTCTACCGTGAACACAGGAGAGCTAGCTTAAAGTTGAGCGTTGGCGCTCCCAGTTCTCCTTTTATTTCCAATGCAATCATGTATTCATTTGATAAACGCATCGAAAAAGTATGTAATAAAAAGGGGGTTAATTACACTAGGTATGCTGATGATATGACATTCTCCACAAATACGAAACATGTCCTTATCGGGTTTGATAGTCTTGTAAAGGATATTTTATCTGATCTTTTTAAAGATTCTATTTCTTTAAACCATGATAAAACGATTCTTACTTCAAAGGCCCATAATCGCCATATCACTGGTGTGACAATTTCCAATGATGACCAAATATCACTTGGTCGAGATAGGAAAAGATATATTTCATCGGCTATCCATCACTTTTCTTTAAATAAGTTGAATGAATTGGAAATTGATAAATTAAGGGGGTTGTTAGCTTTTGCAGAATATATTGAACCTTCATTTGTGGTTAGAATGATAAAAAAATATAGTGTAGATGTCATCAAAAAATTAAAAAAAATAGAGGAGTGATATCGCCTATCCCGAAGGCTCCTAACTCTCTATTTTCTTTGAAAATTTAGCTATGAATGGTCCATTATTCCTCCACGCCAGTAGCTCTTCACTACAAGTTCTAAGCAATCATCTGACGTTAGCCTAAGCTGCCACCAATTGATTGACATACCACAATGTTAGTTCAGCTCTTCGCTCTTAACGCTTCTGTAGTTCCGGAAGAAGATGCATTTGACACGTAAGGTGTTAGAGAATGGGACATTAGTCATGCTTAGATTCCATTATTTGAGGGTCTCTAAATATTATGTTGACATAGATTGATTGATCTCATAGAACAGAATGTAACTTTTTTTATTTCACTCATGGCTCTATTAGTTGTAAATTTTATGTGATGAAATTGAGCCGTTATATTAAGGATAGATATGATGAGCAAGTTTGATAAAGTTGACTTGGCGTATGATTTCTTGGTTTTGAAAGAAAATAATCAAGAATCATTTACTATCGATGAATTGGCATTAGCTACTGGTTGGAAAGTCAAAACCTGCAAGACTTACCCTACAAAAACATGGAATAAATTTATATCCAGAGATGGTGAGCAATATACTACCCTTGGAATAAAATATCTTAGTAAGGAGGATTTTCGACATGTTAATACTCAAAAAAATATGGACTCCATCCCCCAGTCAGAGCGCAGTATTAATTTAAAAAAAGCGAGGGAGTTCGCTTTACTCGCTGTCGCAACATACAACAATCCTTTCACAGAATTCAAAACATATGGTTTTATAGTAAATATAATCATAGCTTACACATCTTTTTTTCATGCTGTTTTTTCAAAAAATGGCGTTCCTTATAATTATCTCGAAGAAGATGGGGTGTCTAAGCTAATCGATGGTCAAGAGAAAGCGTGGGAGCTAAAAAAATGCTGTCAAGAATATTGGCCTGGTGTTGAATCAGCCGAAAAAGCAAATTTGATTTTCCTCATTGGGTTGAGGAATATAATCGAGCATCGGGGGCTTCCCGCTATCGATTTGTTAACGTTTGGTGAATGTCAAGCCGCAATAAATAACTTTGAAAATCTAGTTATCAAAGAGTTTGGAGAGTCAAATGCTTTGATGATTAACTTGGCACTAGCAATGCAATTGACTAGAGCGACCCAGCAGGCTCAAATTGATGCAATAAAACAATTCCAGACTGAAAACTTCAACGTTGTTAAAAAGTTTATGGACGACTACAAAAATGAACTATCTGATGAAGTCGTCCAAAGCCAACAATATAGGTTGAGGGCATTGTTAGTACCATTGGTTGGTAGAAATGCTAAACAGTCTGACTTGGCTATAGAATTTATAAATGTTAGTAACCTCAGTGAGGAGGAAATAGAGACATACGAGTCTGGAATAGCTTTTATAAAAAATGTCGAAAATCAATTCAAATTAAAGCCAACTCGAGTTGTGACTTTAGTACAGAAAAAAGAGAAAACATTTAACATTACTACACATACAAAATTTTGGAAACATTACGGAGCGAGGCCTAATGGGAATGATAAGAAATTCAAAGGCAGGTACAGCGGATATGTTGAAGGTTTTGATGGTTATCTTTATTGCCAAGATTGGGTTCGCTTCATTCTTGAAGTGTACAAAGATAAAGTTGAGTTAGAAAAAGTGCTTCGCTCCTAAGTGCATTACAATGCATTTTTTTGTGTGACTAATATCCATTATTTTTTCCACGCTTCGACATACCCAGCAGTGCTTAGAACACTTCAGGCAACTGCATTAGATCCTACACATGAAGCGGGCAGGCGTGGCGGGGATAGCATTGCGCGCAAACCCACTTTTTTATATTTATTCTCGCGCCTGAGCGCGCCGTGGTGGCTTTTTGTTGGTTAGGTCAGGCTTGAAGCTGTTCGGCGGGGACGCCCCGTATCGCGGCGTTCATGGCCTTTAATAGGGCGTAAAAAAACCGCCGTTGTCCCGGCGGTTCTTCTCAATGGTTGGTTTTAAAGTTCGTAATCAGTAAACCTGACCACCTCCTTTCCAACCCACTCGTTTAACTCCTTCATGCGCTCCTGCAACGGAACCAGCTCATTGCGCACAAACACCTTTGCCGCTTTCTCAACATCACCAAACCCGCCGGTGTTGTTCGGGATAATGCCCATCATCTGCGGTGGCACCCGGTGCGCGCTGAGCAGGTCGTCGCGGGTGGCGTTCTTGATGTTAAAGAAATCATCCTTTGTCGCCACTTCGCTGAGGGGAATGATTTTGATCGCATCTGATTTTCCGCCGGGGGCGTGGTAGAAAATATTTTTAAAATTCCCTGACCCTTTGGATTTCGTCATCATGTCGCGCAGTGCGGTCACGTCCTGCGAGTTTTGCGCCGGGTCGGTCACGTACATGACATAGCCCGCGTGAGCGCCGTTGAGGAAATATTTCCGACGGTACAGCGTTGCTGACTCATTGAGCCATGCGCTATTTAATGCGCTGAGGTATTCCGGCAGGCCGTACAGTTCCTGATTAATGTCCGGCTCTTGCAAATGAAATACGCCCCCCTGACCAAAGGCGTGGGGGTTTATGTAATTCTCCACGAACCAGTAAACATCTTCCTCAACACCCCGGCGCGTGTACTTGGCCGGTGATGCCTCCAGTTTGAGAAGCTGGCCGGTCACGCTCAGGCGTTTTTCGATGAACGCATTACCAAAAACAATGTAGTCCAGCGCGTAGCGGCTGAATTGCTGCTGAGAAAGCAATGGGTGAGGGATGAACGTACTCGCCAGAATATTACGCTTAACGTACATCGGCGAACTGTGGTGAACGGCGGCGCGGAAGCTTTTAGCCAGCCCGGAGAAAGTGACCGGTGGCTCGTACCATTTCCCGTTGCTGAGGCATTCCAGATAATTAAGAATATCGCGGCGGTCCATCACCGTGGCCGGTTCGTCAAAGCGGAAAATCTCACTTTTCTGGGCGTCGGATTGTGGCGTCAGTTTTTTATTGATGCGGTTTTTTTTACGGGTCATATCAGAACATCACCAAGGTGGATTTTATTTGTTTGCCGGAGGCGGCGGTCAGCGGCTCGTTAATCAAAACGTGCATCGTTGCCCACGCGACGTCGGCGTGGCTGGCTTCTTCACTGCGGCTCGCGCGGTAGGTTGATTTCGCCCCGCTGGCCGTCATTGTTTTCTGAATGGCCATGAATGACGCCGTGATATCAGTGTGGCCAGCGTCGTATTGCAGACAGCCGCGATGGATGGTGTTTTTCGCTTTCAGCACCATTTCCGTTTTCACTTCCGGCGTGTATTTGATTTCACGCGCCGCCGGGTAAAACTGCCTGACGAGCTGATAAACGCCCTGACCGACGGTGGTGGCATCGATACCGATGTATTCAACGTTATATTTTTCTGTCAGTGCCTCGATGGCTTTGGCCTGCGCATCAAAATCCATACCCTGCCACTGGTGACGTTCCAGAATGCGGAAAATGCCGCCCGGTTGATCGGGTGGAGCAATGACCACACACCCGGCACTGTCGCCGCCGTTCGCTTCCGACGGGTCGTAACCAATCCACACCGGATTGTCATCGAACGGGTGAAATACGTAGGGATTAAAGTCCGGCCACTCTTCGAGACTGTCCACCATGCAGCCCTGCAACTCCTCAAACGGGAATACCGACGATTTATCATCGACAAATTCACACATCAGCAGGTTCTGATATTCAGACGGGCTGTATTCGAGCGAAAGCTGATTAATGTCGAACAGATCGCAGCCCCCAGACAGCGCATCTTCCACGGTGACAATTTGCCGCCACTGGCCGTCGGCACATTCCACACCGGCGGATAAATGGCTGTGGCTGAGGTCGAGCTGAATACGCTGGTCTTTATGCCGACGCCCTTTATTAAATAACTCACCTGACCAGAACGGATAGGCGCTGTGGGCCAGGCTCGACGGTGTGGAGAAATAGGTGGTACGCCATTTTTTATGCAGTGACATCCCGGAGGCCACTTTGCGTAGCTCCTGAAATTTGGGGATCCAGAAATATTCATCCAGATAAAGATTGCCGGTGTAGCTCTGAGCGGTACGGATATTTGTTCCGAGAAAGAACAGGCGCGCCCCGTTTGAAAGCTGCATCGGGTCGCCTTTGAGTTCTACGTCAACCTGACGGGCAAAGTCGATGATGTAATTTTTAAAGACGTGCGCCTGTGATTTACTGGCCGAGATAAATATCTGATTACGTCCAGTGGTCAGCGCATCAAGCAGCGCCTCGCGGGCAAAAAAGAAGGTCGCGCCAATCTGGCGAGATTTTAGAATATTGCGGATGCGGTGCTGTAAACCCGCCTGATGCCAGCCACGCTGATACTCAAACGCCCCATCGAGAAAAATGTCACTGAGTTTGGCGATAGCATCATCCGTGAAAACGTTTTTCTCCGCCTTTTTTCGCTCCCCTTTGTTGCGGTTCGCCACGTTCGGATTTAAATCCGCTTCGCTGCCGGTGGACATGTAGCGGTTAACCCTTGCGAGGCGCTCAATCTGTCGGCCAAGCAGGTCGATTTCTTTAAAATCCTGTCCCTCTTTTTTACTCTTCATCACCAGTTGAATAACCCGCGCCTCGATGCTGGTTTCAATGCGAGAAATGGGGGCGACGGCGTCCCATTTCTCCCGCTGTTTCCAGCTCTGCACTGTGGGTTTTTTCAGGCTGAGCATTTCCGCTATTTGCGTGACGGAAAAACCCTGCCAGTAAAGCAGTGCCGCCTGTCTGCGCGGGTCGCTGATTAATCCTGCGTTGTTCTCGGTCATTGTGTCGCTCCGCTGAATGGATGTGCGTCACGCTACGCAACCGCTCACACCCTCGCATTAACCCCCTGTTGTGTAATGGATCGTCAGACGGCCATCGCTGGCCGTTCAGGCGTCAGGTCGGGAAACTAGCCCCGAACCTAACTCCCACTCAGGACATCTGAACAATGGCAAAGAAAGTATCGAAATGGTTTCGAATCGGCGTTGAGGGTGATACCTGCGACGGCCGCAATATTGAGGCAAGCGACATTCAGCAAATGGCCGCAGCGTTTGATCCGCGCGTCTACGGTTGCCGCATCAATCTGGAGCACATCAGAGGTTTATTACCCAGCGGTGACTTTAAGCGCCTCGGTGATGTCGTCGAACTGAAAGGCGAGAAAATTGATGATGATTCAGCCCTGAAAGGTAAGTGGGCACTGTTTGCCAAAATCACCCCGACTGACGAGCTGGCCGCAATGGTCAAAGCGGGGCAGAAAATTTACACCTCCATGGAAATTCGCCCGAATTTCGCCAACAGCGGTAAAGCCTATCTGGTCGGTCTGGCCGTGACTGATGACCCCGCCAGCCTTGGAACGGAAATGCTCGAATTCAGCGCCCGCGCTAAGGTCAACCCGTTCGCCGGTAAGAAAGACCAGCCGGATGATTTGTTCTCCGTGGCCACCATTGCCGAGCTGGATTTCGAAGACCTGCCCGACAACCTGCTTACCAACCTGACGGAAAAGATCAAAGGGATGTTCAGCACCAAACAGACCAGCGATGACGCACGTTTTTCTGACGTGCAGGGCGCGATCACTGTCGTGGCCGAGGAATTACAAACCGCCGGTGAAACCACCGCAAAACGATTCTCTGAACTGGAGCAGGAAATTACCTCGCTGAAAGGGCAGGTAAAAACCAGCGATGCGGCGCTTACCTCATTAAAAACCTCCCTCGACAGCACCGAAAGTTTCAAACAACCGAAACGTCCGATCTCTCCGGGTGGCAACGGTGAAAGCACCTTTTTGACGAACTGCTAATCGGCAGCGTTCCCCTTTATTCCTGATAAACAGTGAGAGAAACATGCGTAAGAACACCCGTTTTAAATTTAATGCCTACCTGTCCCGTCTGGCCGAGCTGAACGGCGTTGATGTGGAGGATTTGAGTAAAAAATTCAGCGTTGAACCCTCCGTCACACAGACCCTTATCACTACCGTGCAGGAGTCCTCAGAATTTCTGAGCCGCATCAACATGGTGCCGGTGGACGAACAGGAAGGTGAAAAAATCGGCCTTGGCGTGACCGGCTCTATTGCCAGTACCACGGATACCGATGGCGGCAGCGAGCGTAAAACCGCAGATTTTCAGGCGCTGGCTTCACGCAAATATAAGTGTGAACAGGTCAATTTTGATTTCCATATCCGTTACAACACCCTCGATTTGTGGGCGCGTTATCAGGACTTCCAGACCCGTCTGCGCGATGCGATCGCTAAACGTCAGGCACTGGATTACATCATGGCCGGTTTCAACGGCGTAAGCCGCGCGGAAACGTCTGACCGCAGCAAGTTCCAGATGTTGCAGGACGTGGCTGTCGGCTGGCTGCAAAAGCTGCGTAATGAAGCCGCCGAGCGCGTGATGGATAAAATCACCGACGACACCGGCGCGGTGGTTTCCGACACCGTGCGCATTGGCGTGAAGGGTGATTTTGAGAATATCGACGCGGCGGTCATGAACGCCACTGATTTTCTGCTGGATGCGTGGCATTCAGAAGACCCCGGACTGGTAGTGATTTGCGGCCGCAAAATGCTTTCCGATAAGTATTTCCCGCTGATTAACAAGTCGCAGGAAAACAGCGAAAAACTGGCCGGTGACATTATTGTCAGCCAGAAACGCATCGGTAATTTACCTGCGGTGCGTGTGCCTTACTTCCCGGACAATGCCCTGTTGATCACCCGTCTGGATAACCTGTCTATTTACATCATGGACAGTTCACACCGCCGTCATATTGAAGAAGTGGCTCGCCGTGACCGCATCGAAAACTACGAGTCCCTGAAAATTGACTTTGTGGTCGAAGACTACGGCTGCGCGGCGATGATTGAAAACATTGAGCTCGGCGATTTCACCCCTGAAAAAAACGAACCGGCCTCATCACCGGTGACTGAAACCCAAACTGAAACCGAGGCGTAACCATGCTGAGTCCCGCACAGCGTCACATGATGCGGGTCTCTGCTGAAAAAGCCTCATCGCAGCGGGTCAGTGATCCGCTGCGTTCGGCACTGCCATACGGTCAGATGCTGATGAAGCTGCGCGGAGACCGCCAGATACTCAAATCCATTTATTCCGTTGAAGACAAAGCCCGACGTAAGCGCGACATGTTGCCAGCCTATGCGCCATGGATTGCCGGTGTGCTGGCCAGCGATGCCGGAAATCAGGATGACGTCCTGATGACGATGTTGCAGTGGTCACTCGATGCTGGGGACATTCGCGGCACGTTCGACATGGCGCGCTATGCGCTAAAACACGGTCTCAGTGTGCCGAATAACAAGCGCCCGACGCCGTATTTATTTGCCGAAGATGTTGCGCTGGCCGCGATGCGCGCCCGCAGTGCCGGGCAAGCCGTCAGCGTTGATGACCTGCTGACCGTTATTGATATGACCCTCCCGCACGACATGCCGGATCCGGTGCGCGCCAAGCTGCACAAAATTACCGGTCTGGTACTGCGCGACAACAGCCAGCCCGAACAGGCGCTTATTCAGCTAAAACGCGCGATGCAGCTTGATAGCGTCGCTGGTGTGAAAAAAGACATAGAGCAACTGGAGAGGGCGCTGCGGCCAGCGGTGGTGGTGGCGAAGCCTGATGCCGCACCGCGCAAAACCAAGCCTAAAGCAGCCAACCCGGCTAAGCGTGGTCGCCCGCGTAAGACAAAGCCCAGTTGTTAACAGAAAGCGCCCCGCGCCGGACGGCACGCAGGCTGATGCAGGTTTTCACCTAGTCTGACGCCTGCGTCCACCGTCCACCTATTTGAGGTTTGAACATGGATATTGTCATGACCGCAGCAGCGGCGAGTTCCACCGTAGTGATCCCCCCAGAGCAGGCGGTCATTCGCGTTATCACCAATACGTTCTTTTTCCCGGACGTTGACCCAAAACTGGTGAGCGAACGTATCCGCCTCGGTCACGTCGTGACGGATGAAAGACTGCGCGCCGCGATTAAATCTGCAATGGCCGAGGTCAACGCCGAGCTTTATCTCTTCCGGGAGGCGCAGATCGAGGCAGGATTTAAAACGCTGGCGGATGTGCCCGCTGAAGTGCTCGACGGGGAAAGCGTGAAGTGTTTCCACTACCTGAGCGCAGTCTGTGCGATGACCACCGCCGTGATTTATGAGCGTTACCGCAGCTATGACGCCAGCGCGAAGGGTGACAAAAAAGCCGATGCGCTGGAGGTGTCGGTAGATGACCAGTGGCGTGACATGCGCTGGCATTTGTCCCGGTTACAGGGGCAGGCGCGCGGCATGGTGAGCCAGCTCTGATGAAAGTCATCGCACAGCAGGGCGACACGCTCGACGCCCTGTGTTTTCGCTACTACGGGCGAACCGGGGGCGTCGTTGAGACGGTACTTACCGCGAATCCCGGTCTGGCTGAATTAGGCGAAGTACTGCCGCACGGCACAGCCGTGATTTTGCCAGACGTTGATACCGCCCCCACTTCTGAAACCGTCCAGCTATGGGACTGACGATGGAAAAAATATCTTCAATGTTTGCCTATGGGCTCGCGGCATTGCTGGCTTTTATCGGCGCGCTGACGCCGCAGGATTTCGCCTTTCTGGTGGGCGCTGCGGTGGCCGTGGGGACGTTTTTCGTTAACTGGTACTACCGGCGCAAAAGTTACAAGTTGCTGGAGCGTAACGGTCTGAGTCAGAGGGTTTTCGATGAGCTCAATCGTTAAACGTTGCAGTGTGGCCGTCGTGTTGGCGCTGGCCGCGCTGATGCCTGATTACCTGTTTGTCAAAACCTCCGCCGAGGGTCTGGCCATTATTGCCAACCTTGAAGGGTGCCGCCTGCATCCGTACCAGTGCAGCGCCGGAGTCTGGACATCTGGCATCGGCCACACTGCGGGGGTGAAGCCCGCGCAGAACATTACGGAGAAGGATGCCGCCCGTAATCTGATCGCTGACATCATCATGACGGAGCGCGCCGTGGATAAATGCATGCCGGTGACTATGCCGCAGCCGGTGTATGACGCCGTGATCAGTCTGGCGTTTAACATCGGCACAGGGGCGGCGTGTAAATCCACGCTGGCCTATTTCATCAGGCACGGTGAATGGTCACAAGCCTGCCAGCAGCTCCCCCGCTGGGTGTATGTAAATGGCGTGTGGAATAAGGGACTCAACAACCGCCGGGCAGTTGAACTGAAACACTGCATGAAGGGGGTGTCATGAAATACATCATCACGGTGTTAGTGCTGACGCTCGCGGGTGCGCTCTTTGCGTGGCGGGGAGCAAATCAGAAAGTAGCAGCGGCCAATCAGCACATTCAGCAATTAAAAACGACGGTGGAAGCTAGCGCGCTGGCCATCAGTGAGCTGAAAGCCAGCGGTCAGCGTAATGAGCGCGCGCTGGTTGTGCTCCGTCAGCAAGTTAATGCCGCGGGTGCGCTGGCCGCACGTCGGAATCAGACGATTACGAGGTTACTCAATGAAAATGAAGCACTGCGCGGCTGGTTTCAGTCTCCTTTGCCTGATGACATTATCCGGCTGCACACCCGCCCCGCGTTCGACAAACCCGGCGATTATTTACGTTGGTTGTCCGAAAGTCAGCAGTTGTCCGATACCGGGAAGCACCCCGAAAACCAACGGTGATTTAAGCGAAGACAATCGCCAACTGGAAAGCGCGCTGGTGAACTGTGCGTTGCAAGTCGAGACCGTTAAACAGTGTCAGGAGTCCCACGATGTTGAAGCCCGCCAGCCTGAAAAACGCGATCTTTAAGTCCGTTCCGTTGCTGCGTGATAACCCGGACATGCTGCACATGTTTGTTGATGGCGGCACGATTAATGCCACGCTGGCCACGTCGTTATCGTTTGAGAACCGCTACACGCTGGATATTGTCGTCACGGATTACTCCGGGGATTTAAACCTGCTGATTGTGCCGGTTAACGTGTGGCTGCGTGAGCATCAGCCGGACATCATGACAACAGAGGAAGGGAAAAAACGCGGCTTCACCTACGTAGCAGATATTAATAACGACGACAGCAAAGACGTGCGCATGAGCCTGCAACTGACCGAGCGCACCATCGTCAAAGAGGCTGAACGTAGGCTAACGGTTACGCCTCTGGATGAGCCCCCGTTACCGGTGCCGGTCAATCGACCAATGGAGCTGTATGTGCATGGCGAGCTTGTGAGTAAATGGGATGAATGAGCTCAAGCCCTTTGACGATAAGCTCGCCGGATTGCTGGCCAGTCTGTCCCCCGCTGGCCGTCGTAAGATGGCCGCTGAAATAGCTAAAAAGCTGCGAGCCAGCCAGCAGCAGCGCATCAAGCAACAAAAAGCCCCGGACGGTACTCCTTATGCAGCCCGTAAGCATCAGCCTGTCAGGGGGAAAAAGGGGAGGGTAAAGCGTGAGATGTTCGCCAAACTGCGCACGGCGCGGTACCTCAAGGCGAATAGCTCACCTAATGCTGTAGTGGTTGAGTTTGCGGGGAGGGTTCAGCGGATTGCGCGTATTCATCATGAAGGGTTACGGGATAAGCCGAACCGCCATAGCCAGCCGGTGAAGTATGAGGCCCGTCCGCTGCTAGGCTTTAGTGCCGCTGACCGCCAGATTGTTGAAGATGTGCTCCTTCGACATTACGTTGATGAGATGAAGTAAATGCTAACTTTTAACATTGTTACTTTTTAATCACGCTCTGTAGCGATATATTAAGATAAAATAATATTGCGGATTTAAGAGGGAGTTATGGAGTTATTAAAGTATTTGGTAGATCATGTAGAATCATTGACAAAAATCACATCGTTTATTGCTGTTGTGTCTATGACCTTTGCCGCGGCAATGAAAAAGTTTTATTTCAGCTACAAGTTTAGAGAGCCTAAGAAAGTCGTAAAGCAAATAATGTATCTAAATAAATATAGTGAGTACATGAGTGAGAGTGATAAAGCCTACACTCGATATCGTATTAATGATGAGATAATGAGAGATATAACTAAAATCCCATCAATTAATAACAGGAAGGAGCTTGTTTATATTTTTAATAATCTTCAAAAGAAGCAGTATATAAAAGATATTTGCAATCTACAAAATGATATGGAAAGGGTTGATGGTCGATTTTTTATTAAGGCAAGTCGTTTTGGTTTTTTATTTATGTTTAACAGATTTATGTCTATTATCTTAGGCGCTGTTTTTTTTATGTGCATTGCTTTGGGCCTCATTTCTGTCTATGAAGGGAAGAGTGTTATAGTAATGCTCGCGTTTCTTATGATTTCTGTGGTCTACGAGTTCCTTGGGTTATATTTTTTAAGCCTTTCTCCAACCAAAAAAACCATCGATAAAATTAATTTAGAATTGGCAAAAATTAAAGTTCCAGAATAAATATCTTTGCAGCATCCATGAGTAGCTAAGATTTAATTGAGAATGTGTTAAATGCCAGTATGCAATAGACGACCCCCGTTGTTGTATCACCGATAGTCCTACGCCCGCATGTTGTCGCCGGATCTCTCCGGCGGCATCCTTTCCATCATGAATACACACGAAACGCTTTCCGAACTTTCCCGCATGATGCGCGACGTTATCCGTATTGGCGTAGTCGCAGAAGTCGATACCGAACTGGCTCTTTGCCGCGTCCAGACGGGTGAAATTCTTACTGACTGGCTGCACTGGCTTACGTCCCGCGCGGGAGGTGGCCGTACTTGGTGGGCTCCCTCAGTCGGTGAGCAGGTACTGCTTTTATCACTTGGCGGCGAGCTCGATACCGGGTTTGTTTTGCCGGGGATTTACAGCGATGACTTTCCCGCACCGTCTGTATCCGCAGAGGCGTACCACGTCAGCTTTTCTGACGGCGCTCAATTCCAGTATGAACCGGCCAGAGGTGCGCTGACGGTGAGTGGCATTCAGACCGCTGATGTATCCGCCACAAAATCTATTCAGGCTACCGCCCCTAATGTGACGGTGACGGCCAGCGGGAAAATCACGCTCGATACGCCGGAGGTGGTGTGTACCAACAAACTGACCACTGGCTCATTAGAGGTGAAAAAAGGCGGGACGATGAAAGGCAATATTGCACACAGCGGCGGCGCGTTTACCTCCAACGGTGTGCAGGTAGATACCCATACACACGGCGGCGTTCAGACCGGCGGCGGAAATACCGGTAAACCGAATTGATAGCTGAGGTTTTGATAATGAGTAATGCGAGGTATCTCGGCATGTCCCGCTATTCGGGACGCGCGGTTGAAGACATGGCGCACATCAACCAGTCGGTGAGCGATATTCTGAGAACGCCGATAGGTTCGCGGGTTATGCGTCGTGATTACGGCTCGTTGCTTTCCGAACTGACTGACCAGCCGCAAAACGTCGCGCTGCGGCTGCAAATCATGGCCGCGTGTTATTCGGCGATCCTCCGCTGGGAGCCCCGCGTCAGCCTGACCGGCATCGCTTTTGAAACCACTTATACCGGGGAAATGGTGGTCAACATTACCGGCAACCGTAACGATTCCCCCGGCGGTTTCTCTTCTTCCATCTCACTGAGTTAACGCTATGGCCACGATTGATTTAAGCCTGCTCCCCGCGCCGGATGTGGTCGAAGAGCTGGACTATGAAACCCTGTTTGAAGAACGCAAAGCCACGTTGTTGTCACTGTATGACGAGAGCGAGCGGGATGCCGTCGCCCGCACTTTGGCGCTGGAGTCTGAGCCTATCGTCAAGCTGTTGCAGGAGAACGCTTACCGCGAGGTGATTTTACGGCAGCGGGTAAACGAAGCGGCGCGCGCCAATATGCTGGCTTACGCCACCGGCGCTGACCTCGACCAGCTCGGTGCAAACTATAACGTTGCGCGGCTGGTTATCACGGAGGCTGATGATTCGGTGCTGCCGCCGGTTATCGAGGTGCTGGAAAGTGACAGCGATTTCCGTGTGCGCATTCAGCAGGCTTTCGAGGGGCTGAGCGTGGCCGGTTCAACGGGCGCTTATCAGTTTCATGGCCGCAGTGCTGATGGTCGGGTGGCGGATGTGTCGGTGATTAGTCCAGAGCCTGCCAATGTGACTATTTCTGTGCTTTCGCGTGAAAGTGACGGTACGGCCAGCGCGGAGCTTATCGCAATTGTGAATAAAGCGCTTAACGCCGAGGACGTGCGCCCGGTGGCTGACCGCGTGACCGTGCAGTCAGCGAAGATTATCCCTTATCAGATCACCGCCAAGCTCTATGTTTATCCGGGACCGGAGTTAGAGCCCGTCAGGCTGGCCGCTGCCGATAAGCTTAACGCCTACACGCTGGCACAACACAGGCTGGGGCGTGATATTCGCCTCTCCGCTATCTATGCCGCGCTGCATGTTGAAGGTGTTCAACGTGTCGAGCTCACGCAGCCGCTGGCCGATATCGTACTGGATGACACGCAGGCGTCATATTGCACTGAGTCCTCCATCACTATCGGGGGCACCGATGAGTAATGTGCGCCTGTTACCTGTGGGTTCTTCTCCGCTGGAGGTTGCCGCCGCTGCGGCGTGCGCCGAGCTGACCGCTGTCCCGGTGCCGCTGCGTGATTTATGGAACCCGCAGACCTGTCCGGCGAAGTTTTTGCCTTATCTGGCGTGGGCTTTTTCAGTTGACCGGTGGGACGAAAGCTGGCCGGAGGCAACAAAACGCGGCGTTATCCAGTCAGCTTATTTCATCCATACCCATAAAGGCACCATCAGCGCAATCCGCAGGGTCGTTGAGCCGCTGGGGTACGTCATCAATATTTCTGAGTGGTGGGAAACCAACAGCCCGCCCGGCACGTTTCGCCTCGATATCGGTGTACTGGAAAGCGGCATCAGCGAAGAAATGTATCAGGAGATGGAGCGGCTCATTGCGGATGCGAAACCCGCCAGTCGCCACCTTGAGACGCTGACCATTATTCAGGATATCCCCGGCCATATTCTTGTCGGCGCGCTTTCTTACGACGGCGACGTCATCACCGTTTATCCGGCCTAAGCAGAGGAAAACTCATGGCGACTTATAAAGCATTACTGACTACCGCCGGAGCGGCAAAAATTGCCGCCGCCACGGCCGGTGGAACGCAGGTCAAAATCACACGTATGGCCGTTGGTGATGGGGGCGGAAAACTCCCGACGCCTGACCCAAAACAAACGAAACTTGTTAATGAGGTTTACCGCGCTAATCTCAACCGCCTAAGCATCGATGCCAAAAACAGTAATTATCTGGTGGCCGAGCTGGTGATCCAGCCTGACGTCGGCGGTTTCTGGATGCGTGAAATGGGCTTATACGATGCTGACGGCGTGCTGATTGCTGTCAGTAATATGGCTGAAAGCTATAAACCGCAACTGGCCGAAGGGTCAGGCCGGTTACAGACGCTGCGTATGGTGCTCATCGTCAGTGAAATTGAGTCCGTCGCGCTGAGCATTGACGGCTCTACGGTGATGGCCACGAAAGACTATGTTGACGATAAGCTGGCCGCACATGAAAAATCCCGCAATCATCCCGACGGCACGCTGACGGCAAAAGGTTTTGTGCAGCTTAACAGCTCGGTCAGCAGTACCAGCGAAATGCTGGCGGCGACGCCAAAGGCGGTGAAAGCGGCCAATGACAACGCAAATACCCGCGTACCCTCTACCCGGAAAATTAATGCTAAGACGTTGAATGCTGATATCACGCTGACATCTGCGGACGTCGGGGCGATGAGCAATCTCATGCTGGCAACGGACACGACGAAGGTCAAACGACTGGATGACGCGTCCATTATTGACGTAACCAATCCCATAAGTATTTCTGCCACGTTTGAAGACCATCCTTTGGGCGCCTCCTATGTTGTTGCCGGTCAGTTGCATAACTGGCGGCGCTACTGGGCTGCAGGTGCGGCGGCCTATCAACGACTGATTAACAACGATGGGCAAATTTTTGAGCGCATAGGCTCATACACTGCTGCCGCTGGTTGGAAATGGTATTTAGGAGACAGTGCCTACCCATTCGGCTGGAGGAAAGTATTTGATTCAGGAAGCATGACACTTGCCGATTTAACACGTCTCGGCGTCGCTCAGTCCGGTAACAATGCCGACATTACCAGCATGAGCAAACTGACCAGCATTGCTTCCAGTGTGAAAATGGGGATGAATCTGGAGGTCGCAAGCACCATTCAGGCGAACTACCGCGTCGGTATAATGCGCGCAGGCGATTATGAAGCCTATATGTCATTTACCAGCCGGACAGGGAAGGTATCGGCTGAGAATTTACCTTCCACCTTAACCTCAATGGGGAATGTCTATTTTCGTGTGCCTAACACGTTAACAGATACTGACCCCCATGTGGGGCGTGCGCTGGGTGGCCTTTCCTCGGCTATTTATCCCGCCGGTGAGGGAGTTATGCGAATGGATGCCCGTGATGAAACTGGCACTATTAAAGCGCGCATTGTCTGCGATGGTCAGACCGACAGTGTTCAAATTGCTAACGGCGTTTTACGGCCTGAATCAGGTATTACCCTTTCCTCAACGAATGCGAATTCAGTGATCCGCGGGCGGAATGATGCCGTCATTCTGCGCGACCACAACAACGGTAATGTCACGTTATCTGCCAGCGTCAAGGATGCCGGTTCCGGCGTCGGCGGCACGTTATATCTGGGATATAACCGGGACACTGCCAACATCTACACCTCTGCCGTTTCCGTTGATTCTCCATTAACGGTGAATGCCAAAATGGTGGCTGAACAAGCGGCGACGTTCTCCGATTCGATTACAGTCAAGGGCGAGGTGGCATTTACAAAAGGCGGCAGTGTTGGTTATCTCGAAGGGGCTAATCATTACGCTACCAAAGCGGGGGCGTGGGAAGGTGCGGGAGGCTTTTCTAGCCAATATACACAGCCAAATGCTCCTTTTATCGTCCCTTACGGATACAGGGCTCCAAAGGATGTGAGTTCATATGCCCCAATTGCTAAAGGGGTAATTCAAACCACCAGTTATGGCTATGGTACTGCTGTCAGTTTTGGTGCATACACAAGCGGTGGTAAAAAGTTTGCCAGCGCCGCTATACATGCAATCGGGGACAGCGGAGTCACTCAGGCGTGGTTATTCGATCCTACCGATGGAAGTTTTAGCTGTCCCGGTTCTATTAATGGCGGCAATATTTATTCATCACTGGGAATATATGAGCAAGGGCAGCGCGTTTATAGCCCTAACTACAGACCAACACCCGAAGCGATAAATGCCATCGCGCGTGATACGTGTTCTACCGCGGGTTTTGTGTCAGCAAATGCCAATGATCCCTATATGCGTCATACGACCAGCAACGCTGTCGTTATTCTGTCTACGCGTGATCAGTTGAATAACGAAATAGCAGCCTCTCGAAATTGGGCGAATGCCGATTTACGCAATGATATCTACAACTGGTGCCGTCAGAGTTTTGCGACAGCCGTCAGATTAGGTAGTGAGCGCGTTCAGGCATCAACAAATGACAGTGGCGGCGTGGTTAGCTTAGGGGGCGGTGAACTATTCACGGGTGCCGCCGGTGTCGGAGGTTCCGACTTCAACAGAGCACAATGGCGGGTCAGGCAGCTTCAATATTTTATCAATGGGCAGTGGGTTGCGGCAGGTTCTATCTAAGGAAATATAAAAATGATTATTATGAAAAACTTCACCGCGAGAAAAGTTGAAATCAATGGAATGATCATCGGGATGGCCACAGACGAAACCGGCGCTGATTGGTATGAATCTCAAAAGAACTTTGCAGACGATACTTTAAAAATCATATTCAATTCTGAGGGTGTGATTGTTTCGATGAGTAATGATGTTTCGTCTCTTTGGCCTGCGGGTAATTCAGTTGCTGAGATAGCTCCCGATGCGGTGCCGGATAACGTAGATATTAATGGCGGATGGGCTTTCGACGGAAAGAAAATTATAGCGCGAGAATATACGACAGCGGAACTGGTTGAACTGGCGAAAAATAAGCGTGATGCATTAATGGCGGTGGCAACTGCGGCCATTGCTCCGCTGCAAGATGCTGTTGATATTGCTGATGCAAGCGACGACGAACAGGAAAGTCTGACTGTCTGGAAAAAGTATCGAGTCTCGCTGAATCGACTCGATTTATCTCTGGCTCCAGATATTGATTGGCCTTTGTTACCTGAATAAATTATTGCCCCGAAAGGGGCTTTTTTTCGCCTGTTGTACTGACTCCCTCCCAACGCTCATCCCTCGCCCTGACTCCCGTTAAACAACAAAATTACCTTGCCTATTTTAACGGAGTTAAGCCGATGAGTGATTTTCACCACGGCGTGCAGGTCGTCGAAATAAACGACGGAACGCGCGTCATTACCACCGTATCCACGGCCATCATTGGCATGGTCTGCACGGCCAACGATGCTGACGAAAAAGTTTTTCCTCTTAACACACCGGTGTTAATCACCGATGTGATCGCAGCGCAGGGCAAGGCGGGGAAAACCGGCACGCTGTTACCGGCTCTGACGGCCATTGGCGACCAGTGCAAGCCGGTCACCGTTGTGGTGCGCGTGGCGGAATCAGAAAACGAAGACGAGGAAGCCGCCGCCGCCGAAACCCTCTCTAACATCATCGGCGGGGCTGATGAAAATGGCCAGTACACCGGCATGAAAGCATTGCTCACCGCCGAAGCGGCCACCGGTGTTAAGCCGCGCATTCTCGGCGTGCCGGGGCTGGATCCGCAGGCAGTTGCTACGGCGCTGGCCACGGTTTGTCAGTCGCTGCGCGCTTTCGGCTATATCAGCGCGTGGGAATGCAAAACTATCTCTGATGCGATTAAGTACCGGGATAATTTCAGCCAGCGTGAACTGATGCTTATCTGGCCTGATTTTATTTCATGGGACACCAAACTAAACGCCAGCTCTACCGCGTACGCCACGGCGCGCGCGTTAGGTCTGCGCGCCAAAATAGACCAAGACACCGGCTGGCATAAAACCCTGTCTAACGTTGGCGTTAACGGCGTGACCGGTATCAGCGCCTCGGTGTTTTGGGATTTGCAGGCATCCGGCACCGATGCTGACCTGCTCAATGAGGCCGGTGTCACGACGCTGGTGCGTAAAGACGGCTTCCGCTTTTGGGGTAACCGCACCTGTTCTGATGACCCGCTTTTCCTGTTTGAGAACTACACCCGCACCGCGCAGGTGCTGGCTGACACGATGGCCGAAGCGCATATGTGGGCGGTGGATAAACCGATGACCGCCTCGCTTATCCGCGACATCATCGACGGCATCAACGCCAAATTCCGTGAGCTCAAATCGAATGGCTACATCATTGACGGCACCTGCTGGTTTGATGAATCGGCCAACGATAAAGACACCCTGAAAGCCGGGAAACTTTATATCGATTATGACTACACGCCGGTGCCGCCGCTGGAGAGCCTGACCCTGCGTCAGCGCATCACGGACACCTACCTCGTTAATCTGGCCGCATCCGTTAACAGCTAAGGGCAATCACAATGGCACTTCCTCGCAAACTGAAATACCTCAACCTGTTTAACGACGGCCTGAGCTACATGGGCGTGGTGCAGTCTGTCACGCTGCCCAAGCTGACCCGCAAGCTTGAGAACTATCGCGGCGGCGGTATGAACGGCTCCGCGCCGGTGGATTTTGGGTTGGACGACGACGCGCTGACCGTTGAGTGGTCAATGGGCGGGCTCCCGGATGAAACCCTGTGGGCGCAGTATGCCGCCGCCGGTGCGGCGGATGTGCCGCTGCGATTTGCCGGGTCATTCCAGCGCGACGACACCGGCGATACTTCCGCCGTGGAAATCGTCATGCGTGGTCGTCATAAAGAAATCGACACCGGCGACATGAAGCAGGGCGAAGACACCGAAAGCAAAATCACCACGCAGTGTACGTATTACAAGCTGGTGATTGACGGTAATACGCTGATTGAAATCGACACCGTGAACATGGTCGAAATCGTCAACGGCACCGACATGCTGGAAAAACACCGCCGCAATATCGGCCTGTAATCACCGCGTGGCCGGTAACCGCTGGCCACGCCCATAACCTGATGTGGAGATAATCTTATGAGCAATAAAGACCTGACTACCGCCGACGAAAACACCAATGTCGTGATGCTGGATAAACCCCTCAAGCGCGGCGAAACCCTGATTGATTCGGTGACGGTTATCCGTCCCACTGCCGGAGCATTGCGCGGCGTCGGTCTGGCTGACGTGGCTAATGCGCAGGTTGATGCGCTGCTGGTGGTGCTGCCGCGCATCACCTACCCGAGCCTGACAAAAGAAGAGTGCAACGCGCTGGATCTGCCAGACCTTGTGGCGCTGGCGGGCAAGGTGATTGGTTTTTTATCGCCGAATTCGGAACACTGACGTTCCCGCCCCACTTTGGGGTAGATGACCTGATGGCTGACGTGGCGGTGGTCTTTCACTGGCCACCGTCAGAGCTCTATCCGATGAGCCCCGCCGAGCTCGCACAATGGCGCGCAAAGGCAATCGAACGAAGTGGACACGCCAATGAGTAACGTTAAGTTGCAGGTTCTGCTCAAGGCCGTTGACCAGGCAAGTCGCCCGTTTAAATCCATCCAGACAGCGAGTAAATCGCTGTCCGGGGATATCCGAAATACCCAAAACTCCCTCAAATCCCTGAACGCCCAAGCCGGTCGTATTGAGGGATTTCGTAAAACGAGCGGTCAGCTTGCCGTTACCGGCCAGTCTCTCAAGAATGCAAAACAGGAAGCCGCCGCGCTGGCTGTCCAGTTTAAAAACACCACCAACCCGACGCGGGCGCAGGCCAAGGCGCTGGAAGATGCGAAGCGCGCCGCGTCTGACCTGCAAATTAAATACAACGGACTGCGGCAATCGGTGCAGCGTCAGCGTCAGGAACTGGCGCAGGCCGGTATCAATACGCGCACGCTGTCAGCCGATGAGCGCCGCCTGAAAACCTCAGTCAGTGAGACCACGGCACAGCTCAACCGCCAGCGCGATGCGCTTGCCCGCGTCAGTGCGCAGCAGGCCAGACTCGGTGCGGTAAAAAAACGCTATGACTCCGGCAAGCAGTTAGCCGCCGGTGCGCGCGGGGCGGGCATGGCTGGCGTCGGTGTGGCCGCCGCCGGGCTGTATGGGGAAGCCCGGTTTATCGCGCCGGGCATTGGTTTTGATAAACAGATGTCAGGCACGCAGGCCATTCTTGGTCTTGATAAAGGCGATGAGAAACTCGGACAAATTCGTAAGCAGGCGCGTGATATCGGTGCGACAACGGCGTTTTCACCGGGCGACGTTGCCCGTACGCAGACCACGCTTGCCCGCTCGGGCTATGACGCCGATTCAGTGCTGGCCGCAACGGGATCCACGGTTAACCTGAGCCTTGCGGCGGATGTGGATATCGCCGAAGCCGCCGACATCATCACCAATATGCAATCGGCGTTTAACCTGCCGACCACGGAAATTCAGCGCGTAGCAGACGTAATGACCAAGGGGTTTACCTCGTCAAATACCGGGCTGATTGAGCTTGGCGAAGCGATGAAATACGTCGCGCCCATTGCAGAGGCGGCGGGTGCCAGCATCGAAGACACGACGGCCATGCTCGGCGTGATGGCAGATAACGGCATTAAGGGGTCGATGGCCGGTACAGGAGCAAGTGCTATTTTCAGCCGTCTGCAAGCTCCCGTTGGTCAGGCTCCGGCGGCGCTTAATGAGCTGGGTATTAAAACCCGAGACGCAAAAGGCAACATGCTGCCGGTGGTGGGGATCCTCCAGTCGATTGACCGGTCTTTTAAAAAGAACAAACTCGGCACCGCGCAGCAGGCTGAATACCTGAAAGTTATTTTTGGTGAAGAGGCCATGAAGGGCGCGGTTAAGCTGGTGGCTGCTGCGGGCAACGGCAACCTTGCTGAGAAGCAAGGGGCGATTAAAAACTCTGCCGGTACCACGGAACGTATCGCCAAAGTCCAGACCGACAACCTCGACGGGGATTTAAAAAACCTCGCCTCGGCATGGGAAGATTTACAGATTGAGGTGTTCGAGAAACAGGATAAGACCCTGCGCCGCCTGACCACCTCGGCTACCAACTGGTTAGGGAAAATCGGGGCATGGACAAAAGCCAATCCAGAGCTGACGAAAACACTTTTTGCTGTGGCCTCCGGTGCGCTGGCCATCATCGGCGTACTGGGCGGAATTGGTCTTATCGCGTGGCCGGTGATAGCGGGCATTAATGCGATTATCGCCGTCGCCGGTACGCTCGGGGTGATATTCAGCACGGCGGGAACGGCCATTGTCACTGCGCTGGGTGCAATAACATGGCCAGTGCTGGCCGTCGGCGCGCTGTTCGTCGCTGCGGCTCTGATTATCCGTAAATACTGGGAACCTATCAGCGCCTTTTTCTCCGGTGTAGTTGAGGGTTTGGGCGTTGCCTTTGAGCCTATCAAAGAGCTTTTTGCGCCGCTCAAGCCGGTATTTGACGGCTTGGGGCAGATGCTTAAAAAAACATGGCAGTGGTTCAAGGATTTAATTGCGCCGGTGAAATCCACGCAGGAAACGCTGGAAAGTTGCAAAAATGCCGGGGTGCTGTTTGGTCAGGCCGTGGCTAATGCGCTCACTGCACCTTTGCAGGTATTCAACAAACTGCGTCGCGGCGTTGACTGGTTGCTGGAAAAGCTCGGGCTTATCAAGGGTGAGTCTGAGGATATCGACAAAGCCGCTGATAAGGCGGAGCAGCGAGCTAAATCAGAGGGCGGTAATTCAGAGGCCGCAAGTTCAGAGCCGTACCAGCCGCCGGGAGGTAATTTTGGATTCAGTTACGGCTACGTGCCGGTGTCGGCGGGTGGTGGGCGTTCTTATACCGACAACAGCAAAAACAGTTATCAGATTTCCGTCGGTGCCGGTATGGGCGCACAGGATACCAGCCGTCAGGTGATGGATGCGCTGGAAGCCCGTGAACGCCAGCGCCGTGCAGATTTACGCTCACGGCTGGGTTATGACTAAGGAGATATTCGTATGATGTTAACGCTCGGATTATTTGTGTTTCAGCTTCAGACCGTCCCTTATCAGAGCCTGCAACGCAATGTTGATTACCGCTGGCCGTCAAACAGCCGTGTTGGCCAGCGTCCCGCGCTGCAATTTCTCGGTGTGAATGAGGAAAAAATTACCCTGTCAGGGGTGCTAATGCCGGAAATCACCGGCGGACGCATGTCACTGCTGGTACTTAACCAGATGGCGGATGAAGGCAAGGCGTGGCCACTGCTGGAGGGCTCCGGCACTATTTATGGCATGTTTGTTGTGGAAAGCCTCAGTGAAACCCGCAGTGAATTCTTTGCCGATGGCAGCGCGCGAAGCATTGAATTTACGCTAACGCTCACCCGCGTGGATGAGACCCTGACCTCCATGTTTGGTGACTTGCAGGCGCAGGCTGAAGGATTGCTGAATAAAGCCAGTTCGGCGGTGCAGGGGGTATGGTCATGATCACGGGTATGACACTCGATGCCGGGGCGAAACTGGCTCCGGCGTTTATGCTGACGCAGGCGGGGAATGACATCACGAAAGATATCAGCGCCCGGCTGTTATCTCTGACGCTCACGGATAACAGGGGGTTTGACGCTGACCAGCTCGACATTGAGCTCGATGACAGCGACGGTCTGGTGGAAATGCCTGCGCGCGGCGCGGTGCTCTCCCTGTTCTTAGGCTGGCAGGGTGCGGCGCTGCTGGGTAAGGGGAAATTTACGGTTGATGAAGTTGAACACCGTGGCGCGCCGGATACGCTGACCATCCGGGCGCGCAGTGCTGACTTTCGCGGCACCCTGAACTCACGGCGGGAAATGTCTTACCACGACACTACGCTCGGTCAGGTGGTGGAGCAGATCGCCGCGCGCAATAAGCTGACGGCCAGCGTAGCCACGCAGTTAAACGCCATCAGTATTCCGCACATCGATCAGTCTCAGGAATCTGACGCCAAGTTTTTAACCCGTCTGGCCACGCGCAACGGGGCTGATGTTTCGGTGAAAGCCGGTAAGTTACTTTTTCTTAAAGCAGGAAGCGGAACTACCGCCAGCGGTAAACCTATACCAACCATGACGATTGAACGCGCCGACGGTGACCGGCATCAGTTTGCCATTGCTGACCGGGGCGCTTACACCGGCGTTACGGCCAAATGGTTACATACCAAAGACCCTAAGCCGAAAAAGCAAAAGGTCAAAATCAAGCGAAAGCCCAAGTTTAAGCAATTGCGCGCACTGCAACATCCCAAAGCGAAGCCGGTTAAAGCCAAGGCATCGGCAGTCAAAACACCCGAAGCCAAAGAAGGTGAATACATGGCCGGTGAAGCGGATAACGTGTTTGCGCTGACCACCATCTATGCCAGCAAAGCGCAGGCCATGCGCGCAGCGGCGGCAAAGTGGGATAAGTTGCAGCGCGGGGTGGCGGAATTCTCCATTAATCTGGCCATGGGGCGTGCGGATTTATATCCCGAAACGCCGGTGCAGGTTAAAGGGTTTAAGCGCGTCATAGACGACCAGTCATGGATTATCACTAAGGTGGTTCACTCACTTAGCAATGGTGGCTACACGACGTCCTTAGACCTTGAGGTAAGGCTTTCGGATGTGGAGTTTGACACGCAGGAAGAATGATTAATTTATTGGTTATCTATTTGTTTTAATTGAATTTATTTATTAATATAAACGCATCTTAAAGTGATTCAGTGAGGTGGTGATCATGTTCCATTGTCCAATCTGCAAATACGCTGCACATACCCGCTCCAGCCGTTACTTGAGTGAGAACACCAAAGAACGTTATAACCAGTGCCAGAACATAAATTGTGGCCACACGTTTAAGACGATGGAATCTTTCGACGGCTCAATTATGAAGCCGGGACATATCAACGCAGTGATGCCTCACCCAACCTCCCACGGTCAGCAAACCTTCCTGATGTGA